ATCTTTTCTATGTCTTTGTACATATCATTCATTTTTTTAAATGGTATCCAACTAATATGTGATGTTCTTGTTTCAGTATCTAACACTCCTTCTTTATCACCTTTTTCATTTCCGACCTCAGCAGTTTGTTTAGGTTCTTCTCTTCCTGATTTTATAATCATTTGACATTGTTTAGGTGTGAATATTGGTGTAGTTGTTTCAACAATATAAGATTTCCAACGTGGTTCTGTTATCATATTAATATCCGTATTCTATCCAACCCGTTATTATATATTTGTCATTAGACAAGGGTGGATTGCCTCTATGAATGTGTGTAAATTGTGATGGCCATATCATCAATGTATTTTTTTCTGGTTTGAATCTACACTTTTGATATAAAAATTCTGTCTCCCCACCCTCGGTTACATCATTTAGATAAACCATAAAAGCTAATATTCTATTTCTTGCCTTCATCTCAGCATTTTCACAATGCCAAGTATGATAACCTTCACCTACTTTTGTTTTCTGTATCTTAACTTCTAGTATGTTGTGTGTAGCTAATTTTTTTAGATAAGAATATTTTTGAACATATAAAGGATATACTTCTTTAAAAAATAAATCTATAAAAGGTTTGTTGTTATAAGTCATTGCGACATTGGTATCTGTTATAGTGTTTATTACGTTATCAGACACTAACATTTCATCTTCTTTTCTTGGATATACTGCACCTTGTTGCTCACACTTATTAAAATAATTTAAATAGTCTTCTATTAATTCGTTTGACATAAAGTTTTTAAATACACCAATATGGTCATCTCTAATTAAATATTGTTTATCCATTATATAGCTCCTCTATTTTTTATTGGGTCAAAGTTTACATCAACGTTTGCAGCAAGTGTTCTTCGTGTTTCAGTAGTGCCATTAAAAGGATAAACACAATGCCTCATGTCATATGGAAACACATAGAAATCTCTAAGGTCCATTGGTGGTTGATAATCTATCTTTGCAAACTGACCATTGGCTGCCCCTAGTATTTGTAGTCTACCATTCTGTTGAATATTCTCTGCTGAATATTCTTTACCAAATGTAGAAGGTAGTTTTAAAATCATTACAGAAGACAATCCTGTAAATAACATTCCTCTGTGAATGTGTGCAGGATTATATTCATGTTGTTTCATTTCATTCACCCATATAGAATTTAAATGAGTATCATAATCTCTTATTTTATTAAAAGTTAAATAGTGATTAAATATAGACATAAAATAATCTGTCACATTTTGTGGAAACATATTATGATTTTTCATTTTTGTCTGATCTTTGCCGTGATAAAATAAAGAATGTTCGTTCTCTATCTTACCTACTAATTGACCATTAGCTCGTTCAAGATTATGATAGTTTTGTTCGTATATTTGATTAATTGTTGTAAAAATATCTAAAGGTACTTGATACTTTAAAACAGACTGACCTAAAAATACGAAATCAAATTTAAGGTTTTGGTTGTCCATGTTGAGTAATCTGTTCTTTTTTTTCAGTTTTATTTTCTAATTCACCAGATTTTTTAATTCTTTCAAGAGATGATAATTGACCTACTATGTTAAACACTTCCGCTTCACTTGTGCTTGAAGTTAGATTTTTTGCCTTACCTTGATACATTAAACGATAAGATTCTAATTGATGTTCATTAACATCTTTATCATTAAATGATCCATCATTAAATTCTAATTTTAATTTAGACCACATCTTGATTTCTCTCATTCTATGTTTAGCAGTTTTTTCCATAGACGCTTTACCAAAACGAGCTTCATCTAAATCAATTTCATATTTAGTTAATTTGTATTCATCTTTTTCAGTAGATATTTTTTTCTCTAGGTATTTAATCTTCGCTTCACTTCTTCGATAGTCAAACGATAATGTCATTAGATTATCTAAATAACTTGATTGTTCTCTCACACATTGCCAATACTTGGCACCTTTAGTTGGGTAACGGTTATCTTGTAATACAGAAAATCTTGCTTCTGTTTCTGTTCGAAACATTTGTTTTTTAGTCCAAGTATCTCGCAACTCTTCCGTCATTGCTTTAAAATCAGAAATTTCTTCTGTGCTTAATAGGTTGTTTAGATTGGGGATTTCGTTTTCTACAAGACTTTTAATGTCTTTTTTTATTATATCGTCACTCATTCATTTCTCCTTATTATATATCTATGATGTTACTATTATTTATAAGACTTTTATATGTCTATTTAAAATTATTATGATAAATCAAATTCTTGTGTTATTTTACCAGGTTCATTCCATTCTTCTGTTGCTTGAGTATCTCCTCCAGGAATAGAACCATTATAAGCAAGAGCAGAAGCTTGAGTTCCTGCAGCCCCCATAGCAAATCTTGCCGTGTTCAGATTGTTTACTTCTGTCCAACTAGTTCCATTGTATTTTTCTGTAAGATTTTTATAACTTGAACCATTTAATCCACCAAATGCTAATGCTGCTGTAGACGATCCACTTCCTCCAGGTTGCATCCTAGCAACATTTAAATCTCCAACTTCAGTCCATGCTGTACCATTCCATACTTCTGTTAAAGCTACACCTGCTGGTTCTGGAGATCCTGCAAATACTAGTCCGGCTGTACTAGTGCCTGCACTATTTAAACCATATCTACCTGAATTTAAATTATTTACTTCTGTCCAACCTGATCCATTCCATATTTCACAATTAGCTTTTGTTGGAGAGGGTGTTCCCCCCACTGCTAATCCTGCTGTTGCACCACCAGTGCCAGTTCCAGTACTTTTAGTAGCATTCATATCCGCTATCTCAGTCCATGCTGTACCATTCCAAGATTCATTAGTTTTAACTGCACTTCCAGTATTACCTCCAGCAACTAGAGTTGCCGTATTAGTTCCTATTGAAATTGCGGCTGCTTTTGCCACATTTAAATTTGCAATTTCTGTCCATGATGATCCGTTGTATTCTTCAACATCAGCAAATGCAGGTGCTCCTCCTCCTGTAGCAAGTGCCGCTGTTTGAGTGCCTTGTGTTCCGTGTCCTCTATTAGCTGACGCAGGTTTAGTTGTATTATTACCAGTGGCCCATGCTCCTACAGGATTAAGTGAGAGTCCTCTTAATTTTGAATCTGTTGTATTATACCAAACTTGTCCATTGACTGGATCACTAGGATCGTCTGATCTAACTTCAACTTGTGTGCCGTGTATGTCTTTATATGTTGTCATATTTAATCTATGTCCACCGTTTTTGTAACTAAAGTAGGATTAGACCATTCTTCTGTTGCTGCACTATTTGGAGTACCGCCTGCATATAAAGCATTTGTATTATCTGCTCCAGCATTTGCACCAGTTGATCTTGCAGTATTTAAATCGTTTAATTCAGTCCAAGAAGTTCCATTCCATTCTTCTGTTAAAGCTACTGAAGAAGGATTTCTACCTCCATATGCTAAAGTTGAAGTTTGAGTTCCAGCACCACCAAGTTGCCCTCTTGCTGCGTTTAGGTCTGCTATTTCAGTCCAACTTGTACCATTAAAAGATTCTACTACTGCTAAAAATGTTGATGGATTAGTCATACCTCCTATGGCTAATGCTTGTGTATAAGTTTTACCTGATCCTGTTAAATCTGCTCTAGCAGTATTTAAATCATTAAGTTCTGTCCAACCTGAACCATTCCAATATCTAGCCATACCTTTATTTCCTTGTGGAGCACCACCAAAAAATAAAGCATTTGTATTATCTGCTCCTGCACCACCATAACCATTACTAGCATTAGGCTCGTTTGTTATACTTGTCCAACCAGAACCATTCCAAGATTCTGCAACTCCTGAATATTGATCTCCACCTGCGGCTATTGCAGAGGTATATGTTCCTGCTCCTGTTACCAAAGCTCTTTGACTATTTAAATCAGCTACTTCAGTCCAAGATGTTCCATTATAAGATTCTGTTATATCTTTTGCACCTGGTGCTGGAGGCGGACCTCCACCGAATGCTAATGCCGCATCTCTTGTAGCACCTGCTCCACCCAAACTATCTCTACCAGTATTTAAATTACCACCTGTTGCCCAAGAACCTGCACCTTCTGCTTGAAATTGCAATACTTTATTCGTTTTG